TGTCAGGTTATTTCGTGTAAGAAATGACCTAGCAGTCGAGGTACCGCTGAAAGTAAGACGGGTCGTGATCTCAATTTATTGAGATTCATAGTTTTCGATGACGTTTGCACGGCATCGAACAACTCCGTCCTATCCCAAGTGGCATTTAGCCAATGGTAAAACCCACAAATACCAGAATCCCTTCGGTTCGTCTGCTCGACAAGCCGATGAGAACTTATGTCGTTAGACACAAGCTGGTATTTAAATTGGGTATCACCACCACCCCAAAAACGTGAAGGTATCAGGGATTTCAGCCAGAGCCAAAGGTCTTCGACCTCGGGATCTAAAATGCTGTAACCCTCGATGACTGCCCACTGACGGAGCGAGTTGGCGACGTGAATAACGTCGACAAGCCGCTCAATAGGGGCCTTCACGTAGAAAGGAGTGATATCGCGTCCTTCGTAGTAATGACCGCCACAACTTTCCCTAAATGGTCCTTCGTAGAATGATTTCTCGACGTTAACCGAGAAGCCATAATACTGGAACACGAAAGGAAGGTAAGTGGCTATGCCCGTAGGGCATATGATGTCATCACCATAGATGGAAACGACTCCACTAACTCCTCGAAAATAGCAAATGGCTCGCGTGAGAACATAGAAGAGCAAGCTCTCAAGTTCAAACGTGAAGCCATTGCCCATCGAGGAGAACATGTGGTTCCGATGTGCCTCATCACCAATCATGGTGACTGGACTCCTAACAGAGTCCAGGAGAGTGAACCAGCACTCGGGGAGTAACAGGGCGCAAAGCCCTGTCGTTACGGAATCGCTAGCACTCGATAAATCGAATGTGGCGAGTTCTCCAGTAAAGGAGCCGTGCCGAGCCAATGATCGGTTTATCGACTGATCATTGAGGTTTATGCCGATTCGGCGTAGACAACCACGAATGTGGGTACCTATGCCCTTCTGAAGCCACATATTGATATCGGGCTCTTTACAAGCCACGCGATCAATATCGGTTTTCTTTGGGACGGTAAACATCGCATTGCCAGACACGATTTCTGGTTTGAAATCGCATCTATCGGTATCCCACCCAGGGATCTCATCCAGAATACTGGAGAAGACCTCTAAGGCGCGAGCCGTGACATGTGCTTTTCCGAGGTACTTACTTGCCGGATGGCTTTCAGTACGAGCTCGACTAGTCGATGCTCCACCTGAGAACCCCCCGATGAGGGAGTCCACGGGCGCTGTTTCACCTATGATCTGAATAATCAGATCACGACAGAACTAATTGAAGTGATCAAATGACACACGGGGCAGAACATTGTATTTGCCGTCCGTGGTTAAAAGTCTGTCATTTGTCGCTTCATTATCGCGTTCTGTCGCCAGCCATTTGTTAATGGCTGCGTTCCGCCGTGTTTCAGGCGGCAAGGTGTCCTTGGAAACAAACTTAGAATATTTCTTTCTTCAGATAATCGACTTTCGTCGAACTCCGGAGGAGAAAGATTCGGCGTTTGAATTCCT